CTCTTTTGAGTAAGCCTCGGCTGAAAGCACGCGATAGACCGAACCCGTCTCTGGAACCTCTATGGCATCTCGGTAAAGCTTGCACATCTCCGATAACTCGCTCGCCTCAATCAGCTTCTTGGTATCGGCGAATACTAACCGAGCCTGATCCTTGTCGGCGGCACAAGAATAAACTTCAGCACCTCGGATGCCAGACCCAACAAGACCGTAAGCAGCAACAACCGACATGAGGCTCGACTTGCCGTTCTTTCTCGGCATCCCCACAAGACTGACTCTGTTCTTCAAGCCTTTGTCATCGTGGGCAAACAAATGACGGAGTAGCTCAGCTTGCCAGTCGCGTAGGTCCATCGGCGTACCAGCCTTACCAGCGATGGAATCTTTGGTGATGATGCCAAATGCCTCAGCGAAGTCAATTACATCTTCGCCTTCGCCTGACCGAATAAAGTCTTCGGCTATAGGGGTAAGCCAGGCAGGGGGCCAGCTACTTACCTTTTTCAAGTTCGCGCCTTGCCCTTCTAGCAAATAGTTCTTCTAGCTTGCTTTCTCGCTTGACCTCTGCCAAACCGAGTCTTGTACGGGCTTCGGGTGAGAAACCGAGTTTCCCTAAGTTTCCAGCAATTAGAGCTTCTATGTCATTTAGCTGCTTTAGCAAGTGCCAGTCGTATTCTTCAGCTAGTCGGCTCTCAATCGAGTCACGGCGATCTAGTTGCTCGCAAGTCATCTGAAGCAAGTGAACATCTACAGCACCAATCCAAGGCACGCCGTACTTGAAGACATCATCCCAGAGCTGACCGCCGTGCAGACCGAGTGGCCTTACGGGTGAGCGCTTGGCTGGCTGGATGGCAGCAAGCTCGCCTTCCTTGGGCAAAGTCTGGTGTCCTGGGTTTCCGAGCAGGCGTTTCTGCTCAAGTGGCTTAGCTGGGTTGGGCATTGTAGGTTTTCTCCCTTGTGTTTCTTGGTCTCTAGCCTATCCCAGAAAAAGGCTGAACTAAGAAAAAGTACGCAAGTGGGCGAGCGGGGTGTCTTGTGGTCGGAGTCTGTCAGAATTTGCCCCACCCCCACCACCTACACGGGGGGCAAGGGCGTAGCGTAGCCGTTAGCGGGCATAGGGCGGGCGTACAGGGGCGCAATTTTCGCGGGTATTGTGTTTTAGCCTTCTAGTTTTTCCGTGGCTTGTACGAGCCTTACACGGCTAAGGCGTAGCCTAGGCGCTAGGGTAAGGCTTTAGTCTTGTCTTTGTTTGTCTTCGCCTGTTTGTTTGTCTCTATCGGGCGGGCGTAGGCGGGCCGTGTAGGGCCTAGCTCTAAGGCGCTACCGTAGGCGCGGGGGTATGGCCCGCCCCTGTCTAGGTCTTCGCTTTGTGTTTGTGCTTTGTGTCTTTATCTTTAGTCTTACGGGGACACTCAGGGGCCACGGGTAGCGGGGTGGCCTTGTCTTTGTTTCTTTCTTTGTTCTTGTTCTTCGAGCCTGTAGCGGGGACGGGGGGGCGGGGGCAGATCCGCGGGAAAAGCTAAACCCCTAAGCGGTTAGGCCTAGGGGTTCGCTGTGTTGCTTTGTGTGTTAGCTCTTGAATCCTTGCTTAGACTCTCCAAGCAGTATCCCGCCAACTATTGCGGTGAACATACCAAGGCCCCAAGCTGTAGCCTTAGCGGTTGTCTTCGCCGCTCTCAGTGGCATAGGGGCGCGGTGTGCGATGATAGGGGCCGCGGGTTTCGGGGCGTACATTTCGCGGCGCTGCTCTGCCGTTAGCTGTTCGCCTGTCGGTGTTGGGTCTGTCTTGACTCTTACCTTTTGAGCTGCCAAGATTGCGCGCTGTCTGTTTGCGTTAGGCATTACCAGCCGTCTTCCGCGTTGCTTAGTACGCGTTCGATTTTTGCGGGTGCGTTGTTTATCTTCTCTATATACTCGCCTGCTCTATCGTGAAGCGCTTCAAAGTAGTCCGCGCGACATTCACAAAGCGGGGCGATATATCTAGACATTTCTATTGCCTGCGCCAAGATTGCCAAGCTTCCGCCTAGCTCATCAACCTTTCTAAACTCTGTTTCGATTGTTTCGGCGTTGCCATAGATAACAATTTCCGCCAAGCGCTCCAGTTCTCTTTTCATTGCTCCCATTTGGCGTTATCCTCTCCCAGTTCTTCGATTAGTCGCTTGTTTGTTAGCTCTAGCCAATCACTCATAAATTGGTGCAGCTCCTCAAGAAACACGGGGCTATTCTGTAAGACATGCGCCACGGCTTCAAAATGTGCCTCAGGAATTGCGGCGTGTTCCGCCGTGTAATACTGCCAGAGCATCGGAGTATCATTTGATATTGGCGCGATTGTTTCGCGTAAACTTCCCGCTGTTGCTCCCATTTATTCGCCTGCGCTCTCGTCTTGCTTTGTCTGTCTAGTGTCTTCTAGGCGGTCTTCGATAAGGTCAAGAATTAGCCCAAAGCCTAACCCCGTGTACCCGTCTTTCAATAGGCCCCAGAATAGTTCGATGATATCTTCAGTGGCATATATTCCGTTATTGTCATATTTCTTTTTGTTGTCCATTTTGTTTTTTCCCTTCGTTGTTTGTTAGAGTGTTGCCATTTCTTTTACTAGGTGTCTATTCTGTAGCGTGTATGTCTCGCCTTTGTAAGTTGCCGCGCCCGTGTCTATGTCTAAGAAAATTGCGGGGTTATCATCCTCGTCAATTTCTTCAACACTTCCAACCCATAATCCAAAACCTAGATTTCCTTCATAGCCACCTAGCTTTGTAAACTCGTGAAAGATTTGTGCAGCTAGGTAAGGATCTCCAACTCTGTCGGTTCTTGCCATTACATTTCTAACGGCTTTGAGATTGTCATCCCCGCCCCAGTGTGAATACAAGATGAGACAGTTGTCTGTTTGTGTTGCCGTCTCTCTGATAACTATGTTGCTTCTATTTCCCATCAGTTTTTTCCTTATCGTTTACTTTTTCGATTGCTTCTTCTATTGCCTGCTCTGGTGTTTTCCCAGTAAGGTCTACAGTTATATCTTTAGTTCCAAACCCAATTAGGATTAGTTCTGGCATTTTTTTATTCCCTTTCGTTTTCTTCTTCTTGTTTTTCTTCCGTGATTTCGGAGAAAGCTTCTTCAACTTCTTTTAAGTAATGGTTAAACAAGTCAATACCCATCAGGCTAAAAATTGTTGTGTCTGCTGAGAGGTCTCCGACTGTCTCCTGCCATGTGTCAGTTTCATCCATAGACAGATAGCGCCATTGCTCCAGTGTGTCAGAGTGATAAACAGGAACTAGCCCGTCTGCGATTTCATATAGGTCATCTTCGGTTATGTGTTCCCACTCGTCTAGTAATTGTTTTTTTATTTCTGGATAAGTTGTCATTTTTCCCTTTCGTTTTTTGTTTAGCGTTGTTTTCTATATCCTTGGCCGTTTGTTTCAAAGCCGTTTGTCATGAGTAAATTGTGCGCCTGCTCTAGTTTTGTTTCTGTAATTTGTTTCCGTCTTTCGGCATTTCTGTCGTTGCTTGCAAAAAATGACACGCGAACAAACCCGTCTTCCAATCCTTCAAACATATATCCTTCAGAGTTGAAGTAGCAAACACGCCCGCGCCTCAATGCGCTGATCGCGTACTTGCTGAAATTCTTAACAAACAAATTCTTAACTTGTATTTTGCTTAGATACATTTTTACCCCTCTAGTTTTTTTCTATTTGTATCAGAAAAGACAAAGCAAGCGACACCACTAAAAGCAACGCGCCTGCCATTGGTTGCCCGTTGTCCTGTAAGTTCCAACAAACTAGCAAGATGAGAAACAAAAACACCATGTTTAGAGTTAGCTTCATTTTCTTTTCCCTTTCGTTTTTGTTGTTTAAGATACTGTGATGATTTAGTTATGATTAGACATAAGCTTTTCAGCTTCTCTTTTGGCTTGTCTTTCCTCTGCACTTTTCTTTCTTTCGGCTGCCCATTGTAGACACTCGTCTAGGTTTTTAAATGAGATTTTTTCTTTTCTGCAACCGCCGTGGAAGTCATAACTTTCAACACGCACCTTGCCCGTTTCGGTGTAAGTGATGACGCTAGAAAAATTGTGTGTGTAATCAAGATAGACAAGCCAATCCCCGCGAACATCCATTTTTGGGTCTAGGCCGTGTGCCTTTGCCATATCTGCCAACTCAATGGCTTTAGCTTCTAGTGCGTTCATGTTGCTTTCCCTTTCGTTTAGGCCCTGTCTGGGCTATGTGATTACCCTAGCAGATTTTTTGGGTTTTTTTGCGTTTTTTTCCGTTTTTTTCGTGTCGTTATCAAATCGTTATAATTGCCAATTTTGGCCCTGTTTGCTCTGTCTGGCTTGCCTATCTTGTCGGGGGCGCGTGTACCTCTTATATGTCCGCCGTGGTAATTTCTGGCCCGTGGTTTTCTGTCGGGCGTGTCGGTGATTCAAGCGGGCCAGTCTGTCGGGCGTGTCGGGGTTAGGCGTGTGGCTTCAATATCTCGCGGATGGCTTCAGGCGCTCGCCGTATCCGTGAGGGTGTGCCTGTCTCGCCGTGTGGTCCTGTCTGCCCGTCTCAGTCTTTCGAACAAATGTCCGATCTAGCCCGTTCGAACAAATTTTCGAAACACTTGTTCGAGTGGCTTTTTGGCCTTATCTGTCAGAATTTCCAACCGAATCTGACCGAATATTGACCGAATCTCGAACCGAATCTCAACCGAATCCTGACCGAATCTTGGAATCTCTGTCGCTGACTGTTCAACCGAATCTGAACCAAATGTTTTAGTCAGTCAAGATTTTATTTTGTTAGCGGCTTGTTTCCTCGCCGAGCGTTGCAAGATCTGTGAGCTGGAGCTAGTGGACTGTTTGGATCTCCTGGTATCAAGTGGTCAGCTTGGAACGGGTCATCTATCCTCATGCCCTCGTTGCACAGGTGGCAGTAAAGGGCTGAGTCTCGTACCTGCTTGGCACGCTTTCTGTAGTCTCCTGAGTATTGGCCTGTTTCTCTTTTTCTTTCGGCACGCTTGGCTTCTAGCCTTTGCTCAATCATTGTCTGGTGAATCTCACAGCGTGATCC